CGAAAATAATGCCAAACCAAAGTAAAATTGCTATTAAGCAAGTCGTTGATTTAGTGCCTAGATATGGTCGAAACAATCACTGGGGAGTGTATTGGATCATTAAGCACTGCGTTCAATTAGCGATGAAACTTAAAAAGGTTTTGATTTTATTATTGACAAACAAATGGAGGAAAGGAGAATTATTGAAAAGTTTAATGGAAATTTTAATGGAAACATCCGATCAAGGGGCATACAAGAGGCCAAACCACTGGATAGTACAGAGAATATTTCTTTACGTCAGTTTTGTGATCAGACAATTAATATCATACCTACCATGGTGTGGACGAGTATTCAGTTATGAGTCCATGTCAACATGGGCAGAGAAGCATATGTTCCGCAATCCAGATTTGCGTAAAATGTTTGAACATAAATGTGACAAAATTGAATTACTACCTCAGAGTGCAAATCACACACACGCGAAAGCGGCGTCATTACGAACGAGTGTTAATATCAAGTTGGTGGAGTTAGCAAGGGGAGCAGGTTTCAGACCATACGTGGTCTCATACTCGAACTCAGACCATAACATGGGTCTTGCTGGCTCACGCAGTTTTTACTGGGCAAAGGACTTGTCTATACCCTCGAGGATTGATGAAATTAAGGACCAAGACTGTTTGATTTTTATTGATGTTGATTATTATGCGGATATGAATGAATACTTGAAAATGTTCAAACCAATGTTGATTTACACATTGTACCCGAAAGCGTTAACGTGTCAGGATGAAAATCTTGGTCATGCTTATTGCATAGCGGACAATTGCGTTTATTACACGGTGCGAGGCGGCGCTACTTATGCGCACCGATTGTGGAATTATAAAAGTGATGTTGTGTCGATAGTCGACGACTATGGGAGCTTGTTGACATACGACGTTACTCAAAAAGAAATTGATGGGTACCCAGATCGCAGAATTATATTCCTGATGCCACGCACAAGCACACCATGGCCATGTTATCATCATGTGGCCTATGAGGACGGACTGAATTACCGTGAATTCAAATTCGGTCCAGTTAATGTGTCTTATGAACATATTACCGACGAGGTTTCGTTGGGGATGAATTACACCGTTCATAGTGTCGAGATGCCAGCAAAGATGTTTGTGGCAATTCATCATAAACTGCAGAAGAAGAAAACAACAACTCCAACCTTACCAGACATTGAAACCATGTTGATCCACGAAGCATCCTTGCAGACAGAAAATGTGAAGAAGAGCAAAGATAGAAGGTTAAAAATTGAATTGAGGATAAAAGAGGCAGAAACTAACAAGGAATATAGATTATTGAAAGAGTTGCGAAGACAATTGAAAGATCACAAGGAAGTAAAATTCCCAGTGTATTTAGTAAATCCCAAAATCACAGCGGCACTTTTGGATCAAATATTTCCTTGGGTTATGTACCTTCCAGACAACGTCGTTACGACATCAACAATACCAACAACATTTGCGGCCCTCGGACCACAAGTGTATGACGAGAACAAACCGGTTGCTGATCTGATTACAACACCTTTAGTGAGTAATCCGGCTACAGCACCAGCAAAGAACATGAATAACGATTTATCAGCTATACAAGGTCGAGTAACGAAGTATATTAATTATACTACTCCCTCTGTGCAGATAAAAACGTTAGTTGATGATTTTGTTAAGGCCGTCGTTCCAGTTGAGGGAATTGTTCGATGTTACGATGTTGAGGAAGTTCTGGAGATTCAAAATAAAGCAGCTCAGAAAGCTAGAGCTAACATGGTATTCGATTCATTAGGGGTTAGCCCCGAAAACGGTTTGTCGAGTTTCCTAAAGGGAGAAGCCTATGCCGACCCAAATGATCCACGGATAATAACGCAAATGAAAGCAGCGTTTACAATCATGATGTCCGCGATCACAATACCATTCAAGAAAGAAATCTTGAAGCAGCACCAATGGTATGGGCCTGGTAAAACACCAGATGAATTGATGAATATCATTTCAGGCATGGCAACAAATGGTTTCGTAGACACAGATTACACCAGATTTGACGGAACAATATCTCAATGGTTGCAAATGGAAGTGGTGAAAGTTTGCTATCTAAGGGGATTACAACCGATGTTCCGACAAGAGTTTTCTTTAATGTTTGATAAGATCTTCAAGCATCATTGCAAGTCTCAATCAGGAGTGAAGTATGAAGCCGGACCTGGAACACGCAGTGGATCACCAACAACCACTGATGGAAACACAATAATAAACGCGTTTTGCGTGTATGTGAGTCTGAGAGACTTGGGCTACAGACATGATGAAGCCTGGAAGAGATTAGGAATTTACGCAGGAGACGATGGTCTAACGCCATTGATTGATGGGCTACAGGATTCGATTAAGCGGAACACTTCAGAAATGGGGTTGGAAGTTAAAATCGAAGAACATGGGCCTAATCAACCAGTGCCATTTTTAGGACGGATAATACCACGGCCTATGACTAATCGCGACTCGTATCAAGACCCTAAAAGAACATTACCAAAATTGCATCTTACATTCAATAAGCAAGTATCCATAAAGCAAGCAGCATATAACAAGGCACAGGGCTATATTGTCACAGACTCCATGACACCTATCATTTCGACTTGGGCGACGAAAGTCATTCAATTGAGTGGTTGTGTTGAAGTGGAGAATATGAGACATGATGAACAATATCGCATTTCAAATGCATGGCCTCAAATTGATCGTGATTTAATCCGAACTGATTATGCGCGTTATATGGGTATACAATTGTCGGATATTGAAGTGCAGGAAGTAGCAATTAGTGATGTACTTGGTGACTTTCCGTTGAAAATGCCAGTAATATGGGAAAATGAACCCAAATACAAACTGGATCATAATAATGGATATGAGGTGGTGTCACATTCCGGGAATCGTGTAATAAACACTAATACAAACATCCCAACATGTCTAAAAACGCACAAGAATTACAAGCCGCATACTCCAAGTGGCAAGAAAGTGGAAGCAATCACCTCCACCGTGCGATCGAAGAACACGACACAAAATATCGTGTCTGGCAAGGGCGCGGGGCCGGAAAATCAGGAAGCCCCGTTACTAAAGCCTTGCTTAAAGAGTTCGGAGAGTACTGCATCCAACAAGCAGTCTTCAGAGAACTCGAAGGAATCGCAAGCGATCCGAAAGGATTCGCGGAAAGAGCAGGAACAATGCTCGGAAAAGCCCTTGGATACGCCAATCAGGTCGCGAACAAAAACTCGAAACCTGGTGAAGCGCAACCGCAGAGAGAAACCCTCACCTCCACGAACGAAGAAACGGGTGAGCCCAGCGATGAAGACTTCTTCTTCAGCTGTTAATAAGTAAACGTCCATAAATGAACGCCAACGTTAAGAACAACCTAACGG